TAGAAATTTCTAATAATTTCGGAATATAATCTACACTACCATTACCATCAAAGAATTGATAGAATTTTGTAAGTGGTTTTAAGTTGGCAGCATAGAAGTGTGTGTTTCTAGATCTCATGTATTGCTCAGTTCCAGAAGAAACAAGAACATCTTTTGAGGATACTTTTGTTCTCGTTTGGCCTCGAAGATTTACATTAGCAACACGTCTTGTTGTAGTTGTAACCGAATTTTCAAGTCTAATAGTTCTTACCCAACTATCACTAGATGGAGATAATTTAATGTTTCCATTGTATGAAACTACATTAAATGGATTTACATTTTCAACTCTTGTTGCTAACGGTTGCTCAATCCATCCAACACTTTCATACTTCAAAGTTATAATATTTCCAGTTTTTTGTACGTTAGAATCTAAAAGATTGAAATTGGTAGATAAATCTAAATTCTCATCAGAAATTTCAGATGCTGGCGCAACTTGACCTTTCAGTGTATTACTACTAATTATCGTTGTAAGTTCTTGACTATTCGGATCTACTTCAATAGAAGATACATCTATACTAATCAATGAATCATTCTTAAAATCATCTACAAAGAAACCAGTTTTAAATCTATTATTTCCTTGTGCATCTTGTACCTGAAGAGTTTGCGTATTCAATTCTAACAGTGAAAGAGATGTCACTCTTTCCAGATTTTCAATCCTATCCTCAAGTTTACCAATATCTCTCATTGTATATCTTCTATTATCTACAAGAGATATAGTGGCGTCATCTGGATTGTAAAGATATGCTGGAAGTGTGATTGTACCAACTTCCATGAGTCCATCTGGATTTGAATTGACTGGAGGTTTTGGATTTATCTCTGAAGTACCTTTTTTTACAATAAAGTTTCCAAAAGTATCTAAGTATACTTTATCAATTCTTGGTAAATAATAAGTATATCCAATTGATGAACTTTCATTCGGTTTTAAGATAAATTTAGGTAGTGTTCCAAAATTTCTAGATTCAAAATCAAATGGTGACTTATTTGTAACAGTAAATTGTGATACTCTTGGTCTAAAATCAAGAGTATCGGAAGCTCTTACTTGGTTTGGACCAATATTTGGAATATCTTCTAAGAATCTCTCTTCATCATAACTTAAAACTGTATAAAGATCTCCATCATCAGAAGATGGAATTGTATAATGGTCAAATATTACTTTTAACTTTCTTGAAGGTATTGGAGTATTCAGATTTCTAGAAATTCTTGAATAATCATAATATTGATCTTTTTGACCCTTGTCTAAGATGAAGGAAGAGGTAACATTTTTGTAAGATCCTTTTATAATTGATTTTAAAGGATATACTCCGTTAGATTCTTTTAGATTAACTGTTTCGCCAGCAACAAACTTATCTTTATTTAAGTAAACTACTGATAACTTAAATCCTGATTTGGAAACTACTCTTGCTACAACGTTACTTGAAGTACTTGTAATATTCTCACCTATAATAGCGTTATCTACTGCAGAACTGTCAAAAAATTCTATTTGATCTAAAACTGGAGAATTATTATCTAAAGATTCATATACTGCAAGAACCTTTACCACATCAGGCCAATTTAAACTAATTTCTTCATCTTGAACTCTCAGACCGTAATTTGGATTATAAGTTAATCCATCATCAACAGAAGAATTTTCGTTGGATCCAGACTGAGCATATTTTGAATATATCACATCAAGTACAGAACTTCTTGTATATTCTTTTATTTTATTTTGAATACCAGATTTTTTCAGAGTTACATTAACTACAACATTACTACCATTGTCTAAACCATTAATAGTTACTTGATTTCCGTTATTGTTTAAACTGAATGAATCGGAGGTTACTGTTCCAATTCCACCACCACTATAGTGAACAGAGTATCTTTCTTCATCGAAAGCTTCAAATACAACTCCTGGTATGCTTGTTGTTAAATTGCTAGTATCAAAAGTTAACTGTCCACCAGATATAGTCTGATTTTCTATCTGATCGGAAATTTTTAACGTGGAAGTGGATAAATTTACCGATTCTACATTTGATTCTGTAAGTTTGGCATAAAGATAGCTATTTTTTTGATTTCTTAAAACAGGATAACCTAATTTTACATTATTGAAGGTTCCAACTCCAATAGCGCCGTTTCTAACTCCCGATACAGTAGGTGTTGTGCTTAGTGTTAAATTAGACGTATTATTTGATTGAACTCTATTGAAAGTTTCATCATCAGTTCCAGTTTGATATCTAATAATATCTCCTACTTTAATACCGTCGAACGTTTTTCCAGAACTTGTTAATGTGTTTCCTGAAATTGATACATTGGAAATTCCATTTGGTAAGTTAAAGGAATCTAATACGGAATCAGCAACAAAATCTTGACCAAATCCAGTGACTGCTGTTGTTTGTACTACTGATTTAATGTCTTTTGTACCATACACATCAATCGAACTAATAGATGCAGAGGCATCGATGCCATTGATAATCAATTGCTCACCAGCAGAAAAAGTTCCAGAAGTTTGTCTAACCTCTATGGTACTACCAGTGCCAGAATTTACAGCATATCCACTAGCACCACTACTCTTACCCTTGATAAAGGTTGATGTTACAAAACCTAGTGAAGATACGGGAGTATTTAAAGTAAGTTTTGTATATGTTTGAACATCATACAAATATAAATCCCAATTAGTTGCTGCATCCTCATAAGCAGCATCAGTTAAATTGAATGTATATACTCTAGCGTCTCCAATTTTATTTCCAGACCCACCAAACTGATCATATAGAGCAATAATTTCTTTTTGTTTTGGAGAACTGGAAACATTATTAACTCTTAAGAGATTACCCATCTCAAAAGATACATTTGCATTAGGAATTGATATGGTATCTCTTGGTTTTTCTACATCTATAATAGAATTTGAAACGGTCTCTACATTATATCCACCGACATAAGCTTCTCCAGGAGAAACTTTAACACACATTAAATCATCTGATGGAGTATTTAATTGGTCTGTAGATTGAGTTTCAAAAAATAGACCATCATTACCTAACTTATTATTTAAAGAGTTGTGTACAGATACATTGAAATTATCTAGTGCATAATGACCAGACTCTTCGTATGTTCTCTCTGCAATATAATCACCAAGTCTGGAGAGTTCTGTTTTAGATTCAATTTTTTTTATCTTACCATTATCTACTCTAAGAAGTTCAATAAAATTAGTATCATTTCTATCTGATATTAATTTTTTGGAAAGAGATAAATTAATTTGCAGTCTATCAGCTCCTGGTGCCGAATAATTTGTAAATCCTTTAGCATTGTCATATAAGGATTCATCGTCTTTTGCACTAACTAGAAGTTCTTGTATTGATAAACCTACTCTGTAAGTTGGTGTATTTGTATAATTGTCCAGTATAATAGTTTGTTTTGAAACATTTACAAAATGTCCTCTAACAAAATAAACACCCTCACCAATTGATGCTGCAGATCCAATAGATGTTGCATCTAAATTAATCAGAGACGCAAAAGGAGTTCCAGCATTGATCGTAGTATTTCCATAAGTTATATTTTCATTGCAATATAAAGATTCCCCATCTTCAAACTGCTCAAAGTCAAAATCACTATTAGAATCTTTATATTTCACATAAATTGTAACATACTCAACATTTGAATTATTGGGAAGAACAACATATTGTATAGTTGCCGTGCTTCCAGATATTTGACCTGTTACAGTTTTTCCAACAAATTGATCAATATACAAAGATATATCGATACCAAATTGTTGACTGTTTAATTTTACAGAATAAAAATATCCATCATATACAATATTTCCAGGAATTACTACAGATCCTTCTTTAAAGGTATAACTGCCGTGTGATGAAATTTGATTTTGTAATATTGATTGTAGAGTTGTTAGTTCCCTTGCCTGAACTGGATATCCTGGCTTAAATAAGACTCTATGAAAATTTTTACTAGAATCAAAATCATCAAAATATGGGTTGATATTTAAATCTGTTTTTTGTGCCATGTTTTTTAGAATTCCAGAATGATTTTAACGTCTTCTTTTTGCCTAAGATTTCTTTCAACTTCGGGTCTATTATCGATGTAAATAATTGTCCCTGTCTTCTTATTTATCTCTGGAGTTGCAAGTCCCCCAGTAAAATTCACTCCCAAATTAATCCCATTAAATGTTGTCCCATTAAAAGATGAATCTATAGATGTGCTTCCTGCACCAATTACAGTAACATCTCCCGATACAAAATCTACTACATTAGCAGTAGTTCCAATTCCAACACCAACATTTTCGGCATCTCTTTGATCTACCTTATTTGGAAAGTAAAGTGATCTATCTCTATAATATTTTAAAACTTTTGTATCTTTATCCCAAGAGGCTACATAACCTTTTGCCTTATAATCAACTCCATCAATATTTAAGTCTTGAGTAACTTCATCCCCAACTTGTGGAGTAACTAATGTCGGAAAATCTCCAGACAATTTTAAAGAATATAATGAAGAATAAGTTGATCCTTTATAAATGGTCCCAATTCCAACATCAGAATACTCCGATACATTTTTTACAATTCCAACTTGTGCAAACTTTGTATCAACAGGGAAATCTTTTGTAGAATCGTCAAATCTTGCATAGATTAAAACTCTATCGGCACCCAATTCTGTATAAATGTCGTATCCGTGACCCCTTGATGGAGGAATGATTGGGATTAGTGTTGCTGGATCAGATATAGAACCCACTCTTTCAAGATCAACAATGCCCCAAGTGTAATCACTACCTCCAGTTATTACTTCTGCTTTAGTAATAATTCCTTCATCTGCTGTTATTTTAACAGTACCGCCAGTACCATCACCTAAAATATCATATGTTCCAGGACTATAACCAGAACCACCATGTTTAATGTATACGGTTTTAATTTGATCATTGTTATCACCAGCATCTCTAACATCAGCAATTTGAGAATCAGTATTGGTTGACCAATTGTTTGGAAGAACAATATACTCTGTAGAATCAAATTTAATTACATCATTTGGAGATATTGAAAATAGGTACTTCCAAACATAACCATCATCATATGGTACTGGTTCTATATCAGTTCCATTTGGTTCG